CGTATCTCCTATCACGGGATTATATATGAAAACTACTTTGGCTTCAGTAGACTTTACGGAGTCTAATTTGTCAATCAAAGAGGGTGACACTATGGTACCTGTTTCACTTCCCTTTATTTGTGGTGATATTTCAACGATAGTTATTTAATTATGGCAAAGCAAAAAGATAATTCTTTAAATGAAGTTGACACAAAAGCAAAGTCAATGGGTGCAGTTCATGCAATAAGAGTGATGGATGAGGATAAAACCTATTCATTATACCTTAAGGCTCCACATAGAGACATTGTAGGGTTATACTACGCAAGAGTTAAGGACAATCCAATTAAGGCTGCTGAAAACTTATTTAAGGCTTCACAGATAGTTGAATTTTCTGATAAGGCTATTTTTGAAATTGATTCTTTATTTTATTCTGCTTATTTAGAAGTTGATAATTATTTAGATTCGATTAAACTAAAAAAAAGTCTCTCAGTGACCTTATAGATATTGCAAAAGAAGAATTGAAGAATGAGCCAATTTTGCAAATGAACGCAAGGTTGGCTTATTATTTTAAAATAGATGCTTCGGAATTAACTGACGAAGAATACGCCATTAAATGGGCACAAATTGATTTTGTTTTATCTGAAGAAGCGAAAAGATGGCAACTGAAAAAGTAACATACGAACTATCACTTAGGGATTTAATGTCAAGAGGGTTAAATGACATTAATAAAAAACTTGGTGATATGGAGGGCAAATTGTCCTCAGCACAAAAAAAAGCCACAAGTGCAGGTACTTCCATGGGTTCAGCATTTAAAGCGGTTGGTGCTGCAATTCTTGCAAGTGGTATTGTTTCTTTTGGTAAGGATGCAATTTTGGCAACAGCAAAAATGCAGTCTTTAGGGAGTGCAATTAAATTTGCTTCCGATAATGCAACCCAAGGGGATTTGTCAATGCAATGGCTTTCCAACTTCTCAGGCAAATGGGGTGTAGATTTAGAAGCAGCTTCAGAGGGTTTTAAGACGTTCCAAGGTGCAATGATAAAAACAAAATTCTCATCGGGTGAGGTGAGGACAATGTTTGAGCAAGTATCGAAAGGAGGTATTGCAATGGGGTTAAGTGCTGAAGATACCAAAGGAACATTTTTAGCACTTGGTCAAATAATGGGTAAGGGCAAAGTACAAGCGGAAGAATTGCGTGGACAAATTGGTGAGCGTGTTCCAGGTGCTTTTGATATTGCTGCCCGTGCTATGGGGGTAACTACCATGGCTCTTGATAAAATGATGAAAGACGGCAAACTTTTGTCTGAGGATTTTCTTCCAAAGTTTGCTGCTGAAATGGAAAAGACTTTCGGTGCAGGTGCTGAATTAAAGGTTGATAGTTTATCTGCAAGTTTAAGTAGGTCTGCCAATGCTTGGTTGGATTTACAGGTTTCAATGGGAGAAAGTCAAGGCGGTTTAATAGGCGGTTCATTAACTTTATGGTCTAATTTATTGTCAGGAATTGCAGACCAATTTAAAACCATAAATCAATTATCAAAGCTCTCCACAAATGAATCTACCCTGCACCTTTTAGATATTTCAGAAAAAGTAACAAATTCACTTGTTACAGAAATGAAAAAGAAAGGAAAGTCAAAAAAAGAAATTGAAACAGAATTAAATAAAGGGCAAGAATCAAAGGTATTCGACCAACGATTAGAGTTAGCTTCTTTAGATCAAAAAATAAAAGCCTTTGAAGAAGAAAAAGGTGGGGTTGGTTCTTCATGGAACCCTTTGGCAAGTGCTGAATCTGATAGACAGTCTTTGTATGAAACATTCCCAGAATATCAAAGGCTTGTAGATAAAAAAACTCAGGCGGAACAATTAAGCAAAGGACAACAAGGCATAAAAGATAAGGCTATTTCTAATCTGTACCTACCTGCAAATGGAGGAGCAACGGAAGCCGAAAAGCTCAAAAAGCAATCCGCTGATGTTACGGGAGGCGTTCCAAAGGTAGTTAATATCAATATCGAAGCAATTATAAAAGACGTAAAAAATAACTTCAGTTCCGCAAGTGCAGGAGTAACGGAGGCTAAAGGCTTCCTTGACGATTTACAAAAAGCATTAACAACAATTATACTAGATACGGGGATAGTGGCTCAATATGGCAGGTAATATACGAAAAATGAATAGGGGGAGCTTCACAAATAGAAAGCTCCTAGACGTTGGCATTTCTATTACTGCAAATCACCTTAAGTCTGCAATAATAAGGAAAAATGCCAACTCAAGATACGAGGGACAAGCGGCTCACTATCCGATTGGACAACTTGGTAATAGCGTTTACGATGGACTGATTTTGAAAGTAGCAATTGACACGGCAGTAGGGTTACCGTTGACTTCAAAGGAGTATGCTAAATTTGAAAGCGTTATAATTACGGTTAATCAAGATAAAAACATTGTTAGAACTCCGATTCAAGGCAGGAATGGAACGGTAAAGGAATATATTTCCGATGGTGATTTCGACATAAACATTACGGGGTTAATAGTTAGTAAAAATCCTTTTGATGCCCCTTTGGAGGACATGGAAAACATTATTGAAATGTTGAAACTTCCAAATGAGATTGTTATTATAAGTGATTACCTTGCATTGTTTAAAATTCAATATGCGGTTGTTCATTCTTCTAAGTTCAACCAAATAGAGGGTAGCCAAAATCAAATTCAAATGGATATAAGACTTTTGAGTGATGAGCCAATAGAATTAAAATTAGGGATAAATCCAAATGCTTAGATTAGTAAGTAAAATAACGATAGGAGCAGAATTACCGAAGCCGATTACATTTGACTTTGTTAATGATGTTGCCATTGACAGTTCCTACGAAAATTTAACCGATAATGCTAAGGTAACTTTGCCCATGAATTTAACTTTGGAGGGAAAAAGCATAGCAATAGGCACTGAGGCAGTTTTCAAACGTGGAATGTCTATCAAAATAGAACTAGGCTACGACGACGTATTAAAGACTGCTTTTGAGGGTTATATTTCCCATGTTAACTTATCCGTTCCTATTGTTTTGGAGTGCGACGATAGAATGTGGCTATTGAAGAAAAATGTATTAGTTAATAAATCTTATTCTACGGTATCTTTGGCTACCTTGCTAAAATATATTATCCCTAAAACAGTCGATTATACCACCAATGGATTCACCTTTGAAAACCTGGGGAAAATAAGGCTTAACCATAGTCCTACTAGTTCGATGGTTATTGATATGCTCAGAAAAACTTATCAATTATATGCTTTCTTTAGAGATTCAAAATTGTACGTCGGATTGACTTTTCATACTAAATTGCAGAAAAGACATACCTTTGGATTTGAAGAAAACATAATTGACGATAAGAGTTTGGAGTGGAAAGATTCAGACGAAGTTAAGATACGAGTAAAAGGAGTTTCGATTCAAAGCAATAACGACAAAAGAGAATACACTTATCCGGCAAAGGATGCAGAGGGGCAAACAATGACACTTACTATCCCCAATCTTAATCAAGCAGATTTAGAAAAGGCTGTGAAACGTCGTTATGATTCCTTTCAATACAGTGGATATACAGGACACTTCACAACTTTTGGAGAGCCGTTTGTAAACCACGGTGATATAATTTCTTTTAGTGGTAATAAAATTCCTGAAAGAAACGAGGGTAGTTATTTAGTCCGATCCGTTAAAAGAAGTTTCGGAATGGATGGGTATAGACAAGTTATAGAGATTGCACAACAGATTCAAGAGTAAATGGCAGATTTAAACGCAATATCGAAATCTTTACGACAAATAGTTTTACGGGGCCGTGAAACTACTGAAAATATTATTGTTTGTACGGTTACTTCGGTGGACCTGCCAACAATGACCTGCGTTTGTCAGCCTTTAGATACTGGCTTTTCTGAATTATTGGATGTTCAGTTGGTAACAGCAATTACAACTACTAATTTTATTGTCATTCCTGCTGTTGATTCTTTTGTTGGTGTTTTAGCCTTTTCAGATATTGAAACTTGTGAATATACGGTGTTAATGACCTCTGAAGTTGAGACTATCTACCTACGAGGCGACCAATACGATGGAATTGTAAAAGTTGGGGATTTGGTAACGAAGTTGAATAACTTAGAAAATAAAGTTAATACTATTTTGAGTAGTTTTAATTCACACACCCATATAGGCAACTTAGGAGCGCCAACTTCACCACCTGCGGCTCCAATAGTGGGAGTATTAGTAACGACAGTACAAGCGGATTTAGAAAATACAAACGTAAAACACGGATAATATGAACGATTTACTATTAAGTAGCACAGGCGATTTATTAATTGTCAACGGAGATTTGAAGATAGGATTTTCGGATAGTCAAAATATAGTTGACATTCTCCAGGCGGTGAAAGGGGATTATAAACGAAGTCCTCAAATTGGTTTAAATGCGATTACATTCAGCAATTCCAACACCACAAATTCTGACATCAAAGCACAGGTAAAACTTCAACTAGAACTTGATGGATTTAGGGTTTCGGATGTTAAAATAGATAGGACAAACGGTTTAAATATTATCCCTTATGCCGAACGCTAGTTATAAGATTAAATACGGGGAAAGCATATTTGATGCTTCTATTTTGCTTTATGGCAATGTAGATTCAGCGGTTAAATTGTTTCTTGAAAACACGGCAGTTATAGCCGATATAAGCACTGATATTGAAGAAGTGGAGATAAGTTATGATACTATGTATAAGGGTATTTCACAGGCACCTTTTATCATAATTAAGCCTATTTCATTAAATATAGTACAAAACTATAAACCTACTGATTTTCAAACTATTTTTGATATACAACTAATGTTGAATGGTGAGTTGGATAGTATCATTAATTTAGTTCAAAATTCGACGTTGAATAATATAAATACGGACATTAAAATTTCCGATTCATTTAGTTATTCAAAAAAGAAGTCATTGCTTTTAGATTG